AAGGGCGGAAATAGATGCACTTGGTGTGGTGCAAAGCCTGGATTTAGTAGCACGGTAAGCCGGAAGGGTTTGAGGTGCTCGACTTTGGGCCGCGACTGCACTGACATGCCTTAAGCGTTTAACGAACGAAATAACCGGGGAGCGTAGCGAATCCGGTTGATTGACTGGTTATGTGGCGGAGGTGAAAAGTGGAATTGAAGCTGAAATTATCTGACGAAAAAGACGCGACTATGGGATGGAACTTTGACCCGGCGTGCCTGGAGAAAATCAGGGATGAATACCGGGAACGAAACGGCGACCTGCAAACGGCAGATATTGAGTTTATCGACGATGTTCTGACGATTGTATGGGAAGCCGGGTTACTGGGGGTGGAGGGATTTGAGGATGAGTGAAATGCTTAACAAAACGATGCTGGATAGCTGGCGTAAGTATTGTGGTACTGACGATGACGACATACCGGACCCGCCACCGGCGTTCGTCCGTGGTTTTAATGCCGCAGTTGAAACGCTTGCCCCGGTGGTCGCGGAACTGGTTGACCTGATGGAGCGCTCCGACATGGAAGAGTTCGGCGAAGAATGCCAGCCAGTGACGAACGGTGAATGGTTCCTGGCTATAGAGAAGGCGAAGGCTGCCATAGGCTAACACCGAAGCAAGGGGCCGCGCAGCGGTCCCGCTTGAGCGCCGGGTTATGTGTTTTTACGAAAGGAAAGAGATGAACAAGATTCAACATGCCACCTACCGGCTGGCCCAGGCATGCGATGGAAGCCCGGTTTCTTCGACCGTCGTTGTTATGCTGTTTTTCGTGATGTTCAACTTTGTCGAAGCCGGCGTCGAAATCGCGCTGTTCGGCAAGCGGTTCGAGCACGCGCTTGATGCGGTTTTTGCGCTGGCGTTCATGGCCTACTCGGCATATGCGGTCTATTGGTGCGCGGTATTCAACAGCACGAAGAACCCGACACATAACAAGCGTTAACAGGCCCAATCGGCGGCTTAACAATGGAGATGGAAGACATGGAAACCGCAATAAATTCAAAAATTTATCCAATAAATGCCATCCAGCAAAAGCCGCCAAAATTGTTAGACCGTCTGCGCGAAAAATGCCAAATGCTGCACCGCAGCAAGGCAACTGCAAACGCTTACGCCAACTACTGCCGAGAGTTCATCCTGTTTCATGGCAAACGTCACCCGCAGGACATGCGCGAGCCCGAGATAGAAGCCTACTTAACCTTCCTGGCGGTCAAGCGCGAGGTCTCGGCCTCAACGCAAAACGTCGCTTTCAACGCCATCCGGTTTTTGTACGGCGAGGTCCTCGGTATACACCTGGCAAAGATTGACGCGCTGCGCGCCAAGCGTCCAAAGCGGCTGCCGGTGGTCATGACCGTCGAAGAGGTCGCCGCCGTGCTCGATCATCTGCGGGGCGATTACTGGCTGCTCTGCGCTTTGATGTACGGCACCGGCTTGCGTCACAAGGTGGAAGCACTCAACCTGCGCGTTAAAGACATCGACTTCGGCCAAAAACAAATCGTCGTTCGCGAGGGCAAGGGCAACAAAGATCGTGTTGTGCCGTTGCCAGATCGACTTGCTGAACGGCTCACGCGCCATTTGCAGCGGGTCAAAGAGGTGCACGACCAAGATCTGCGCGCCGGTTTGGGGCAAGCGCCCCTGCCTGGCGCCCTGGCGCGCAAGTACTCATCTGCCCCCATGCAGTGGGGATGGCAATACGTATTTCCCGCAACCAGCCGCTGGATCAACCCGGCGCGCGGCGAGCAGGGCCGGCACCACTTGCACGAATCCGCCGTGCAAAAGGCCGTGGCACTGGCTGTGCGCAAAGCCGGGATAGTCAAGCACGTAACCCCGCATACTTTCCGTCACTCTTTCGCTACGCACCTGCTCGAAAACGGCGAAAATGTCCGCACCGTGCAGGAGTTGCTCGGTCACAAAAGCCTGGAGACCACCATGATTTATCTGCACGTCATGAAAAAACCCAACGCCGTGCGCAGCCCCATCGACCGTCTGTAAAAAGGTCTGAATCATGTTCGACAAAGTCGACAAACTCTTCAACACCGTCACCGGCCCCGACAAGGCAGAGCTCGCCCTGCTCAACAACGCCTGCATCGACCGGATGAACGCCTATCAGAAGTCCCCCACGGCCATCCTGAAAAAAGACTGGGACGCGGCGAAAGAGGGCCTGAAAGAATGCATCGATCACCTCTGGCCCAAATACTTCCCCGAAGAAGCCGCCCTCGCCGCCGAGCCGCAGTTCTTCGACAAGCAAAAAGAAGCTCTCGCCTACGTCCTGGCCAAGGGCTACAAGTGCAGCGCCGGCAAATTTTCCAACGACTGGAACAACGGCAAAGTCAAGGTCCACCAGGGGCGGGTCGCTCTCGGCGCCTTGATGGCCTACGCCGTCACCCTCGATGTCGATCACAAAAAGATCGCCACCAGCGAGCAGCGCCAGGCGCGCAAAGAAAACCTGGAAATCCGCAAACTCGAAATGGATATCCAGTCGCGGGAGATCGCCAACCGCAAAGAAGATGCCCGCTGGGTGCTCAAAGAAGACTCCGAGGCGCACGAAGCCGCCCTCGTCGGCATCCTGCGCGACACCTTCCGCCATCGCATCTATCTCGACCACACCGCCCTGCTAAACGCCGCCGGCGGCGATCCCGGCCGCGAAGCCGAATTCACCATCGCCCTGCGCGATTTCATTGACGCCGCCTTTAATGAGGTCGCCGACGGCCGGCAGTTCGAAGTCGAGTTCGAAGACGAAGAGGAGGATGACGCCTGATGCAAGCCGCCGCCCTTCTTCCCGACCGCACCCTGCCGCTCCCCTCCTGGGTCTCGGCAGAGCGTCGCCGCCAACTCGCCGGCAAACGCGTCTCCGTGCGCATCTCTCCCGCCGTGCGCACCCGCCTGCGCACCAAAGAGCGGATCCCCGTCGCCGACTGGAACGAGCGCTACCGCGTCATGCCGTCGGCCGACTCCTTCTCCGGCCACTGGCGCCGCGAGATCGCCCCGCACGCCGCCAAGGTCATGGACACCTGGGCGCTGCCCTGGGTGCGCGAAGTCTGGTTCTGCGGCCCCGACCAGGCGAGCAAGACCAACGCCATGCTCGGTTGTCTCGCCTGGTCCATCGACCGCGACCCCGGCAATATTTTCTACACCATGCCGAGCGAGGCGGCCGCGAAAAAGGTCTGGAGCGAAAAGCTCATTCCCATGCTGCGCCTGTCGAAACCCCTGGCCGGCAAGCTCAGCTCCCGCGCCGACGATACCGGCCTCGGCATGATCCGCCTGACGCACGGCGTCAGCATCTACCCGGCCTGGGCCAATTCAGCCACCTCCACCGCGACCTTTTCGGCCAAATACACCTTCAACGACGAGGTCGACAAGTGGGAGATGGTCGGCGCCGAGACCGACCCGATCCGCCGCATCCGCAAGCGCGCCAAAAACTTCCGCTACTCGCACAAACACTTCTTCGCCAGCACGCCGGCCGGCAAATACATCCACAAAGGGACGATGGATTGCCAGCAGGTCTGGGTCTACGCCGCCCGCTGCCCCGACTGCGACGAACTGGTCATTATGGACGACGATCATTTCGTCATCCCGCAGGGGTGGGGCGAGCAGGAGATTAAGCGCGATCCCGCTGCCATCGAATACCGCTGCAACGCCTGCGATTCCCATTGGAGCGAAACCAGACGCGAAGCCGCCTTCCGCTGGGGCGACTGGCTGTGCGTCAAGGGTGCCGATATCGCCCGCCCCGTCGACGTCGGCTTTCACCTCTCCGGCTTCGTCACGCCGGATATGAAGATGTCCGACATCGCCATCACCATCATCACCGCCCGTTCCGGCGATCTCGCCGCCCGGCGCGATCTCGCCCACGGCGTCAAGGCGATCGACTACAAAGAAGAGCTTTCCGACCGCAAAGAAGACCAGATCCTGCGCCTGCGCGACAGCCGCCCCGCCGGTCAGGTCCCCCTCGAAGCCGACGCCATCACCCTGCACGTCGACACCCAAGACAACGGCTTCTGGTACGAGGTGCGCGCCTGGCGCTACGGCCTCGATCTCAAGAGTTGGCTGGTCAAGCACGGCTACGTCCCCAGCGCCACGCCCGACGACTTCACCGCCCTCGATGCCCTGCTCGCCAGCGAATTCCCCGACGAAAACGGCGAGCCGCACCGCATCATTGCCGGCATCATCGATTCCGGTGGCCACCGCACCTCAGAGGTCTACGACTGGTGCCGCCGCACCGGTGTTCTCGCCGCCAAGGGCGCCAGCGGTCGCAAGACGCAACCGGTCACCGTCAGCCGCATCGACCGGTTCCCCGGCAACAACAAGCCGATCCCCGGCGGGCTCAATCTCTACATCCTCGACACCCATTTCCACAAGGATCTCCTCGCCAACAAGCTGCCCACCGACCCCACCGACAACGGTGCCTGGGTCCTGCACAGCGGCTACACAGGCGACCAGCTCAAAGCCATCGCCCGCGATCCCGGCACGAAACAAGCGCACAATCTCGAAGAGTACGCCCGCCAGTTCTGCGTCGAAGGGCGCGACGAGCGCAACCTCTGGCAATGTCCGGACGGCAAAGCGAACCACCTCTTTGACTGCGCCCAGATGGGGTTGGCCCTGGCCATGTATCTCGGTTTTCCGCACGCTGTCAGCGAGAAGGAAGAGCCGCCCGCGCCGCCGCCGCCCGCCGCCAGCCCTGGCCACGGCCGCGCCATGCCCAGCTGGTACCGCCGATGATTTTTTTGTTTCAACTCGTCACGCGTCACCCGTCACGCGTCACTGAATTACAGGAGGCCCACATGCAGAACCCCGCCGTATTCAAAAAAGACGATCTGCTCACCGTCCCCCAATTCGCCGACCACATCAGCATGTCCCGACGGTGGGTCTACGATCAGTGCGACAAAGGCCAGGCCAACGGCGGCATCTTCTCCTTTCGCTTCGGCGGCCGCGGCGGGCTGCGCATCCCCCGCACCGAGCTGGTTCGCCTCAAAGCCGAGCGCCAGATCGTGCCTGGGGTCTGACGCCATGGCCGAAACCTTCTACCCCCTGCAAAAAATCAGCGAGATAGAGCAAGCAAAATCCATGTTTTGGACAGGGAAGCGTTATCTCAGTTTTGATGAATTTGCTGAATGCATTGTTCGCCAGGTGGCCAAAGCCTACGCCATCCCCGCGCACCTTGTGATTGGACCGGCGCCCAGGCCATGGCCGAAAAAAGAAAAGGTGCGCCAATGAAAAACATCGGTCGTTTTCGCATCCATCCGCAGTCTGGATTCAACTTCTCCGAGCTGGTCGTCGACAACTTCGCCGGCGGTGGCGGTGCCTCCACCGGCATCGAGGCCGCCCTCGGCCGACCGGTCGATATCGCCATCAACCACGATCCGGCCGCCGTGCGCATGCACGAGGTCAACCACCCGCACACCCGGCACCTGTGCGAAAGCGTCTGGGAGGTCGATCCGGTCGAGGTCACCGGCGGTCGTCCGGTCGGCCTCGCCTGGTTTTCTCCGGACTGCAAACATTTCAGCAAGGCCAGGGGCGGCAAACCGGTGGAAAAGAAGATTCGCGGCCTCGCCTGGGTGGCGCTCAAGTGGGCCGCTCAGGTCAGGCCAAGGGTGATCATTCTGGAGAACGTCGAGGAGTTCAAGACTTGGGGGCCGCAATTCAGGGGAAAGCTCTGCCCGATACGCCGGGGGCAGTCCTTCGACAAATGGAAAGCCCAGCTCGAAAATCTCGGCTACCGGGTCGAGCACCGCGAGCTGCGCGCCTGCGACTATGGCGCGCCGACCATCCGCAAGCGCCTGTTCGTCATCGCCCGTTGCGACGGCCAGCCGGTCGTCTGGCCCGAAGCCACGCACGGCCCCGGTCTGCTTCCCTACCGCAGCGCCGCCGAAATCATCGACTGGTCGCTGCCCTGCCCGAGCATCTTCGACCGCCCGCGCCCTCTGGTCGAAAACACCCTCCGGCGCATCGCGCGCGGCATTCAGCGCTTTGTCATCGACAACCCGGAGCCGTTTATCGTCAGCTATTACGGCCCGAAAAAAGGGGAATCCTTTCGCGGCCAATCGATCCGCGAGCCGCTGAAAACGCAGACGACGGAAAACCGCTTCGGGCTGGTTGTGCCGACCATCGAGCGGATGTTTTCGCGCAGCTCTGGCAGTTCCGCCGCCGATCCCATGCCGACCGTTGTCGCAAAAAGCAAAGACGCGCTGGTCACCGCCTTTCTCGCCAAACACTTCGGCGGCAATTACACCGGCCCGGGCGTCGCCCTCACCGATCCGGCCGGCACCGTCACCGCCACCGATCATCATGCCCTGGTCGCGGCCAATCTGGTGCGCCACTTCGGGCAGAGTGTCGGCACCTCGCCGCATGACCCTATCGGCACGGTCATGCCGGCCGGCATGGGAAAAACCGGCCTCGTCACCTCGCACCTGCTCAAACTGCGCGGCACCTGCCGCGACGGCCAGCCGGTCACCGAACCGGCCCCGACGCTCACCGCTGGCGGAACGCACGTCGGCGAGGTCCGCGCCTTCCTGCTCAAATACTACGGCACCAACATCGGTCAGGACTGCGCCGATTCCCTGCAGACGGTCACCAGCAAGCACCGCTTCGGCCTGGTCACCGTGCGCGGCGAAGAGTACCAGATTGTCGACATCGGCATGCGCATGCTCGAACCGCGCGAACTCTTTCGCGCCCAGGGCTTTCCGGAAAACTACATCATCGACCGCGACGCCGATGGCCGCCCGATCAGCAAAGCCGACCAGGTCAACCGCTGCGGCAACTCCGTGCCGCCGCCCTTTTCCGAGGCGCTGGTGCGCGCGAACGTGGTTGATCTGCCGGCTGTGGCGGAGGGGGCGTAATGCTCTGCCAACTCATCTGCGGCAGCTGCGGCCACCAGGCCGACCTCGACCGGTTCACCCGCACCCCGGTCTATGGCGAGCCGCCGAAAAACGTCTACCAGTGCCCGGCCTGTGCCAAGGCCATCGAACGCCGCTCCGCCGCCCCGACCCTGCTCCCCTCCGGCTATCTTATGCCCGGCAAGGTCGGCAAGTGGAACCACGCCGCCGCCGCCGCCAAAGCCATCGACTGGAACAAATTCGCCTTTGAGGCCGTCGCCCTGCTCGACAGCCTCGGCGCCAACTACTACATCAAAGACGACCTGCGCGCCCACCTGCCGCAAGCAGCCTGAAAAAAAACGCATTTCCTGCATTTTTTCTCTTTACATCATACCATAATCATACTATGATCTTATCTAACAGGGGGGCAATCCAGCCCCCCACCTGATCACGCCATCCGGCCACCGGCCGGAAAGAGCGAAAGGAGACCCACCATGACCGCACAGACTTCCCTCACCCGCAGCAGCTACGGCGAGCTCCTCCCCGGCCACAACAGCGCCCCCGAGCACAAGGCCCTCATCGCCGCCGCCTGGCAGCTGGTCAAGCAGGCCGCTGAAAAGAAAAAAATCCCCGCCAGGTGCGACACCATCTCCCGCGACCGCAAAGGCCGTTTCGACGGTGAAGCCTGCCACCACGAAATTTACGACATTGCCCCCACCGGCAACAAAGTTTTGCTCTGCGTCCGCGAAACAGAGGGCAGCAAATACGGCGTAAAGACCCTGTCCAAAACCTACTACCTGGTCAGCAAGCACGGCAAAGGCGTCAAAGTCGAAGAAGCCAACAAGGCCGTCGCCGCCAAGGCCGCCAAGGCCGCCGGCAACCTCATCGGCTACGCCATCGAAGTCGTCACCGGCAAAGCCCGCCTCCAGGGCAAAGCCCTCGAAGTGCGCACCGGCTACAAAGCCCTGACCGCCGACGCCGAAGGCAACCTCGTCTCCGTCTGGGACGAATCGGCCTGGCCCCTCGGCAAGACCCGCATCGAAGCCGCCACCGCCGATCATTCCGGCGGGTTCTACTACTACGCCAGCCTCGACGAAGTCCTCGCCGCCGCCGCCGACAACGACATTTTCGGCGACGCCCGCGAGCACCAAAACCTGCTCATCGCCCGCGTCGAAGTCGCCGGCCGCGAATACGTCACCAGCTCCGGCAAGCGCTGCGCCACCCGCATCAAGCCGGTCGAAATCATCGCCAGCGTCATGTAGACGTTCACCAAAGGGCCGGGCCTCCCCGCCCGGCCCCCATAAGTCCCATTCGTCCCATAGGTCCCATTTTCCAAGGAGCCCCCCATCATGTCCAAGCGCCTCACCCTCTACCTCACCGAGAAAAGCCTCGAAACCATCGGCCCCGCCGAAAACCTCTCCGGCCGGGTCAACAGCATCATCGGCCATTACGGGCGCATCACCACGGAATCCGCCCCGGCCCTCACCGTCATTGAGTGGCACTTCCTCTGCGACATGCTCGCCGGCACCTTCATCGAAGACAACACCGGCGATTACCTCTGGGCCGACATCGCCGAAGCCGGCAAGCTCGACGGCCTCGCCGAAAAATGGTCCGTCAACGCCACCGAATTCTCCGAGCGTGTGCGGGCCATGCCCCACGCCGCCCGCTGCGCCATCCTCGATGTCATCGCCAAATTCTGGAAAGGCGCGCACCGCGAATATGCAGAGTCAAAAGACCGCCTCACCGCCGCCGGGGCAAAAGTCGCCGATGCCGCCGCCCCTTGATCTGACCGGCCGCCGCTTCGGGGCGCTGACGGTGATGGAAAAAGCCGGAAAGGTGCAATTCGGCCGACTGGTCACCGCCTGGAAGTGCCGATGCGACTGCGGGGTTGAAATTATCGTGCCGCAGCCGAGATTGCCGCACGCGCCGCACATCGCCGCCAATCCCCGCCGCAAGGTCGACGCCTGCCCGGCCTGCCGCGCCCGACCCTGCGCCGTCTGCGGATCGCCGGTTCCGCCGCCGTCCACAGCAGCAACCTGCTCCGATGCCTGCGCCGGCGAACATCTGCGCGCCAAACATCGTCGGCACTACTACCGCCGGGTAGAGCAAAACCCCGAGCACAACCGCCGGCGCGCCGCGAGAGTCAAAGACAAGGCCGCCGCCGATCCGGAATACGCCGCGCGCGTCCAGGCGTGGGCCGCCGCCGCCCATGAGAAGAAAAAAAAGCGCCTGCGCACCGACCCCGAATACCGCCAAGCGCAGCGCGCCGCCGCCCGCGCCCGCTACGCCGAGCGCGCCGAAGAGGTCCAGACCCGCCGCCGGCAGCGCTTCGAGCGGATGACTGCGCACGAGCGCGACAGATGGCTTGAGCGCATGCGCCGCTACGGCCGCGCCTACCGCCGAAAGTGGCGGGCCGAGCTGCAAGCCGATCCCGCCCGGCATCAGGCCTATCTCGACCTCATGGCAGAATACCGCCGCCGCGCCGCTCTGGCTGGCCTCATCGCCACCGGCGCCGAACTCGTCAACAGGAGTAAGAAATGACCGAAGGCCATCTCGCCCATCCCTCCGGAACCGTCGTCGTCTATCCCGAGCCCGAGCTGCACAACATCCCCACCGCCACCCTGCGCGCAGAGCTGGCCCGGCTGCTCACCATCACCGCCGACCACCTCATGTATCTGGCCGCCGTCTGGCGCGAGCTCGAAAATCGCGGAGAAGACCTTTCTCCCCTGCGCACCGGTCTTGCCGCCTATCTGCCCCTCATCGCCTCGCACCAGCTCTGCGCCGAGGCCGTGATTCGCTTCGCCGGCAACCAGACGCTGCTGCGCGCCGTCGCCACCTTGCCGCTGCAAGAGCAAGAGCGCCTCGCCCAAGGGGGCATGGTTCCGGTCCTCTGCGTCGACGAACGCGGAGAATTCGCCCCCCGCGAAACCCCGGCCCACGCCCTCACCGCCGCCCAGGCCCGCATCGTTTTCGACGCCGGAAAGGTTCGCGATCTGGACGAGCAACGATCGATCATCGATTCCGTCCGCATGAAGCGCGCCAATCGCGGGTCAAAAAAGACCATACAAACGGATAAAATCAGAATCGACCGCGTCAAAAGGGAAATCAGGGTCGGCAAGGTCCGGCTCACCGTCCCGGAAATTCTGTCCGCCCTCGGCGAAATGTTTCCCCTGTCGGTTGCGCCGGAAGGCGAGACGAAGCAATATTGGTTTTACCTCACGGAAGAAGAACATCGCGCGCTGAGAATCCGCGCCGCCGAAACGGGGATGTCGGGATCAAAACTGGTGCACATCGCCGCCTCCGCTGCCGGTATTCTTGAGAGGTAATTGACCAGCACCCCAGGGAGCCCACCCCGTAACCAGGGAGCCCACCCCGTAACCAGGGCGCCCTGGGGTTTCTACGCCATCCCCTTAGAAAAAACGCCCTCCCTCTAAAAAAACTGTGCACACTGTGCGCCCTGTGCCTGGCGTGCATGACATCCCGCGTCAAATCCCCCACCATCTCAGGCCATGAGCCTGACACCTCTTTTCACCGCATCCGAACTTGACGCCGCCATTACCGCCCTGAAGAGCGCCTATCTGTCGCTCGCCGCCGGCACGGTCAAGGAGCATTCCGTCGATACCGGTCTGATCCGCAAGACCTACGTCAAGCGCGACCTGGTCGAGATCGAAGGCAGCCTCGAATACCTGCAGAAAAAACGCGCCGAGCTCGAAATCGGCATCGGCGCCCAGGTGCTCATCGGGAGGCCCGCGCGATGAACTGCCGCATCGGTCGCAGTTACGCCCGCCCCGCCGTCGATACCGCCGGCCTGCCGGTCATGGCCGCCGACGTCTCGCGCAACGCCGCCGGCAGCCTCGGCACCCTCTCCAACTGGACCCCCCGCCGCCTCGCCTGGCGCGAAGAAGGCCGGCAGCGCGAAGCGATCGCCCTGCGCGCCAACGATATCGCCGTCAACGACGCGCACGGCGCCAGCCTCATCGACTCGATCACCATCAACACCGTCGGCACCGGCCTCTGGCCGCGCTCGACGCCGAACTACAAGCGCCTGGGGATCACCGAGGAGCAGGCCGCCGAGCTTGCCGAGTCCGCCGAGTGGGAATTCGAACAGTTCGCCAAAGAGGCCGACGCCCGCGGCGTCACCGATTTTTACGGCATCCAGTTCCAGAACATCTGGTCGCTGCTGGTCAAAGGCGAGTTCGTCAATCTGCCGCTGATGCTCAAGGATCCCGCCCGCCGCTACGGGCTCGCCCTGCAGACGGTCGATCCGCTGCGCCTGCGCACCCCGCTTTCTCTCGTCGGGTCTAAAAACGTGCGCGACGGCATCCGCCTCGGCGAGCACGGCCAGCCCGTCGGCTACTTCCTCGCCAACCCCGACGACGGCAAAATCACCGCCTCCCTCGACATCTCCCAGTACCGCGAGCTGCCGCCCAAGCGCGGCCATCGCCCCGTCGTGCTGCACCGCTTCTTCGCCAAGGAGCCGGAGCAGGTGCGCGGCGTGTCGATCCTCGCCCCGGTGATGAAATTCGTCAAAGATAAAGCCGACTACCTCGATTTCGAGATCGTCGGCGCCATCGTCGCCAAGAGCTTCCCCGTCTGGATCGAGAAACAAAACGCCTACGACGCCACCACCGGCCTCGGCGTCAAGACCGTGCAAAATGCCGACGCCACCACGACGCACTACCGCGAGCTGACCCCCGGCATGGTGCACTACGGCAACACCGGCGAGAAGCCGCACTTCCCCCAGAGCGACCCCGGCGCCAGCTTCGCCTCCTTTCTCGAAACCGTCCTGCGCGGCATCGGCGCCGCCTGCGGCATGCCGTACGAGATCATCGCCAAAGATTTCAGCAAGACCAATTACAGCAGCGCCCGTGCCGCCTTAGAGGAGGCCTGGCGCGTTTTCACCCTCTATCAGGACTGGTTGGTCAACCATTTCTGCCAGGTGATCTGGGAGATGGTCTTCGAAGAAGCCTGGCTGCGCGGCCGCCTCATCCTGCCCGCCGGCGCGCCCGACTTCTACAGCGCCCGCGCCGAGTACTGCGCCTGCGACTGGACCGTCCCCGATCGCACCACCCTCGACCCGGTCAAAGAGATGGTCGCCCACGTCATGGGCAAGCAGAACAACGCCAGCACCGACGCCGACTTCGCCGCCAAGCGCGGCAAGGACTGGGAAAAAATCTACGAGCAGCGCGCCCGCGAGCGGAAAAAGGCCAAGGGCCTCGAACTGCCCGAGGTCAACGATCCCACCGTCAGCAAGAAAGCACAAACGCCGGACGATCCCTTGGAACCGTCCGCTGCGTCCAGCATGTCCGCCATCATCGCCGAAGCGATTCGCGAAGAGATCCGCGCCGCCGTCACCGCCCAGGAGCAAACCCATGGCCAATAAAGCCAGCTGGTTCGAAGTCAAAGCCGCCAATCCCGCCGCCGGCGTCCGCGCCCAGGTCTTCATCTTCGGCGTCATCGTCGATTACAAGTGGGATTCCGATTCCGCCGACGTGACCGCCAAGGAATTCATCGACGCCATCAAGCCCCTCGGCGATTTTGACCTGCGCATCAATTCCCCCGGCGGTTCCGTTCCTTCCGGCAACGCCATCTATAACGCCATGCGCCGGCATCAGGGGCAAATCGACGTTTACGTCGAAGGGATGGCGCTGTCCATGGCCGCCGTCGTCGCCATGGCCGGCGCCCGCGTCATCATGCCGGCCAACGCCCTGCTGATGATCCATGATCCGTGGTCCTACGCCGTAGGCAACGCCGCCGACATGCGCAAAATGGCCGACACCCTCGACAAGTTCAAGACCGGCATGGTCGCCGCCTACCAGACGAAATCCGGCATGGAAACCGCCGAAATCGAACGGATGATGGCCGAAGAAACTTGGATCACCGCCGCCGAAGCCGTCGAACTCGGCTTTGCCGACCAGGTCGAAGAGCCGGTGCAGATGGCCGCGCCCTTCGGCCTGACCCGCTTTCGCAATACCCCAAAAGCGCTTTTGGCTCCGCCATCGGCGAAGTCGCCGGCCGCGAAACGCAAACCCGAAGAAGGAGCACCGCCCATGATTACTCTGGCCACGCTAAAGAAAGACCACCCCGATCTGGTTGCCCAGATCGAAGCCGCCGCCCGCGAGGGTATGCTCGCCCGGGCCGATCACGAAACCGCCCTCGCCGCCGCCCGCAGCGAAGAGCGCACCGCGATTGTCGCCCTGCACGGCGCCGTCTTTGGCGAAGAGACCGGCGGAAAATTCGCCGCCATCGTCGAAACCGGCGTCAGCGCCGAAACCGCCAAGGCCCTCGGCGTCAACCTCGCCGCCCCGGCCGTCAACGGCGACGAAGCCAGCAGGCAGAAGATTCTCGAAGGGCTGCACAACGCCGCCCCGGCCGGCCTGAAACCCGGCGAAACCGAAGCCAGCGAAGCCACCGAACGCAAAGCCGCCGCCAGCGCCATCGCCGCCGGCGGCAGCGTGAAATAAATCCCCACTCCAGAAAGAAGGAGAAAACCCCATGGAAACCCTGAATCACGACAACCTGCTCGCCGGCGACTATCCCGCCGTCACCGATGTCGTCACCGTTCTCACCGGCCAGAATTTAGCCCGCGGCGCCGTTCTCGGCAAGATCCTGCGCGCCCTCGGCGCCGTCGTTATCGGCGGCGGCAACACCGGCGATGGCGTGGTCACCGCTGCCCTGAAGAAGGCAACCCAGCTCGGCAACTATATTGTCACCTGCATCGCCGGCAGCGCCGGCGCCATCACCACCCCGGTCACCGGCACCGCCGACGGCGGCAACGCCGGCGCCAACACCATGACCGGGGTTGCCGCCGGGGCCAAGGTCAAAACCGGCACCTACACCATGACCTGCGTCGATGCGACCAACGCTGGCGCCGAGCTGTTCCAGGTCACCGATCCCGATGGTCTGCTGCTGCCGCAAGCCACCGTCGCCGTCGCCTACGTCAATGAGCAGGTCGCTTTCACCATCAACGACCCCGGCGCCAAAGCGCAGGTCGGCGATGTGATCACCGTCCTCGCCAGCGCCGCCGACGGCAACGCCGGCACCTTTTCCGTTGTCGCCCCCGACGGCCGCCGGCTCGCCGACGCCACCGTCGCCGTCGCCTACGCCAACGACGAGATCGGCTTCACCATCGCCGACGGCGCCACCGACTTTGTCGTCGGCGACACCTTCACCGTTCCGGTCACCGCCGGCAGCGGTAAATACGTCGCCGCCGACAAGGCCGCCGTCGATGGCAGCGCCACCGCCGTCGCCGTTCTCGCCGAAGCCTGCGACGCCTCCGCCGGC